TTCCACCATCGCCTTTGAATGGTTTTGAATGGTCATCCTTCCCTGTCAAAATTTCTTCTGGAATCCTTTTTGGAAATGCTTTACATTTTTGTTCCATTCGGTAATGTTTACATAATATGCACCTAATGACTGAACTCATCCGAAATACCAATCAAACCAATCATCAAATATCTTTAATATCTTAGGGTTTACTGCTATTCTCCCAGATGTTTGTATGAGAGCGACTGTCTCCGCTAATAGTTCTTTATGACTTACCCCTGCATAATCTGAAATAGCTAATATATCATTTCTAACTATATTACCACTTTTCAAATTCTTTAGAATACTACCAACAAATCCATCTTCGGCTCCCTTATGGAATTTAGCAAAAGCATGAGTTGATTCATGTATGCCTGTAACATAAGCAGGATTAGAATGGGATGTTGCAACGCTATATCTCCAATCTTCCAAGCCTTTAATCATTTTATCAAACTTAGTAGCCATTTCACTATTACCACTCGCAATGAATGAATCTCTCGTTTTTTTCATACTGAGAATATCTTGTTTCTTTTTAAGTTTAAAAACATCCTCTGCTTCATGTGCGATTCTATTGTATTCTCTTATATTCTTACCATAATATTTTGAATTTAATACTATTGTTTTTTTCCCATTCACTAAACCGCCCTGAGCAAATTCTCCATCACTTAATTCCTTGACAATAATATTATCTATCTTCCCAACTTTCTTGAAAAATCTTGAAGTATCACTAACCCCTTTATTTGTTGCAGTAGCGATTGATGGGTTCACATTCTTAATTGATGTTGCTTTCTTCTTCTCCCTTATTAATGGCTTATCAAGGTTCTCACCCTTATATGATTCTGGAACCAATTGACATCTGCAATTCTGTTGACATACAGAGAACCCACTTTGTGGTAATCCTATAAGTTCCCAATACTTTAAATCTTCTACTTCACCATGTCTCGGTTCGCAGTCTGGACATACCTTCCCGTCGCCTACCGATACCCATTGAAACTGCTCAACCCCTGCTTTAGTAAACGTGGATCTGGAAGCATTATTACCTGCCATACCTATTCCGGTCTTAACTGTGTTCTTTACTTGATTGCGATAGTTACCGAATAATCTACCACCGCCCGTTAAATCAGCCATAAGCGTATCTTTAATCGCAGAATTTGACATACCACTTGCTTGCATAGATGTAACTATGCCTTGAATATCAAGTGTGGTTTGTGCAGCCACGTTAGATAATTGTGTTCCCACTATGATTTCCATATTAGGCATTTTGGATTTCTCGTTCTATTCTCATCTCAATCAACCTAAAAGCATCTTTTTCTACTTTGTCTGTGATACCGAACCATTCACGCTTAGGTAAGTGCTTTGTGCCCTTCTGGTGAAACTCACCTACTTCATCCATTGACACATCACTCTTTGGATAATTACTTGTTCCCGGATGAATCACTACTTGTTGATTTGTTTTCGTAGCCTTATCTACTATCAAGTTTCTCATTTTACCGCTATCTACGAGTATCTTACTGTGCCCCTTACGCTTAATGGTGGATGGTGCTAATGATTGCATCTTACCATTGATACCCTGACCGCTTTCCAATCTCTGATAATGGTCTTTCTTAATGATACCGCCAACAAGATTTAATTCTTTATGGACATCAAGATTTATCTTTCCCAAATCAAAATTCTTTGTAACTGTTACACTCATGATTTTTTTAGAACCTTTTTAGCAAACTTCTTACCTTCTTTATCTGCTTCCTGAATCTCGTCAATATGCTCTTTAAGGAACGCATCGCCCAAAGCTAATAGATAACCTTCTGGATCATTCAATAGGTCATCCATATCAATAGCATCTAATATATTATCAGCGTTCTGTATCACTTCTTCTTGTAACCCATCGAGTTTATCAAGATAATTATGAACTAATTGAGCCAAGTTTTCTTAGTCCTTCAAATTGCGGTGGTGTTGCCTTAGTCTCTACTGCTTTTGCTTCATCCACTTCGCCAAGTTTGGTTTTTAAATCTTCATCGCTTATATCTGGATTGAAATGTCTGAATAAATCTTCTCTACTGATAAGACCTTTCTCAAGCTTCCAATCTAATTCAGCACGTTCTTCTTGTGGGCTTTTGGGAAATTCTATCTCAGCAAAATCTACTGAATATCGTTCGCCTAAATCTTTGCCTGTATGTGCTCTAATTACAGATCGGTCTATCTCGTATCTCTCTCGTTCCCATTCCCTCCATATAGGTATATCTGATACCCTCGCCTCTAAGTTCTCAATCTCTAACATCCTGATAGCTTCGCCACTCTGCGGATTACCTGAATCATCCCACTTAATCCTTAGATGATTATTGAGAGCCGTTTGATTAGCGAATGACTTAGTTACCTCTGACATATCTTTAAGGCTTCCCGGGCTTCCTACAAAGCTAAACGACGCACCCTCTGGAAGTATCATAACTTTATCAATCCCCATCGTAAGAGTGGTCGCATTGTCTAAGCCACTTGCCACAGGCTGACCAAATGAAAACCGTTCCGCTAAGGCTATTTCAGTATTTGCAATACCAATTTGTATGGATGCTCTTATAACATCACTTGCCCCCTGTGGGTAATCAACAAACGAAACAGGAATAACTCCGTATGGATTCTCATTCCCATCGTTAACCTGAATCATTCGCCCGGCTTGATCATACTTAAAATGAAGTTCATCCGACCAAAAGACGAAGATACGGTTATTCTTAGCATCCCGTTCTACTTCATACGATACGCCACGCATCTCTCCATCTACCATATATCTCTTAAAATATGGAATAATATCATACTCTAAGATAGATCTGCGTTCATTCCATCTTGTCCTTAGACCCATGCTTGAAGTAAGCCATGATAATTCTGCGAACTCTCGAACCTTTTGATTTAATTTGTTTGAATAATCTGAATAAGACTCATTGACATCACCATTAATCATTCTAAGTGGTGATTTCTTATACAGCATCATCCGAGCCTTAGCAAATCTTGGAACAATCTTTTGCGGGAATGATGGAACCTGATTCAATGTAGCCTTTGAAAACCATTGGTCTATATGCTTATCTACATCCTTGTGGTAATAGAAATCCAATGCTACTGCTTTCTCTGCATCTTCTTTATTTGCAACGCCTTCTTGTGCTCGCCTTACTGATTCCATTACCAATGATTCTGATAGTTCTGGCATTACTATTGTATTTACGCTTCTCATGCTTTATACATCCAATTCTTTTCGTCTTGAGTAAAGATATTTTGCATCACCGTTTTGGATGTCTGCTTAATCTTTCTGTCCATTCGCCAACCTATTACCCATAATCCTATGAATAATATATTAACGCCTAATGAGAAGCCGAGTATTATGTTTATGACCATGAGTTGCTTAACTCCATGCGATACTTGTTCCAACCCTCGTTACGAGCGGATATTGATGATGCACCATATAACTTGCAGAATCAAAAGCATGAGTCCTTGCCGGATCAGTAGTCTGATCGAGTTTACCCTTCCTCCATGTCATAAGTTCGCAATCAGCAACTAATTCTGTGCAGTTAGGATCAATCGTAATCCTATCCTGTAATAACAAACGATTCCACGCATTAACCCTATCTTTTACGGGTGGATTATGTCGAGTATGTATAATAAATCCCTTGTCTTTCAATATTTGGTGGTCTGATTTAGTGCTCGATGTCTTTCGTGCTGTTCCTGTCGAATCTGGATGGCAATGTCTTAAATTTGGATATTTAGCTCTTAGCCAATCAGCCATTTCGAATGTATTAGAATTAGATCTCCGAAATCTATCGAAATAATGGATATGCCCGTTTAAGTCCACACCGATATTCGCAGACATATAATCAACATTAAAATCGCAACCTACGAAGAAATATCCATGCTTAATAAGTTCCGCAACATCTCTTTTAACAACGTGCTTCTCTCTGTCGAATGGCTTACATGCCCTCCCAGCGGTAAGATTGACAAACTTACCATAAACGTAGGCTTGTATTTCTTCCGGTGTATATGATGCTAATAGATTGTCTTTGTATTCCTGCGGTAAATATGGATTATCTAATGTTGATGCCACAGCATAACCAATGTCTATTTTTCGATCATTAACAACTTCATATCCCCAGTTCAACTGTTCGGCAGTTCCTGTAAGGAATAGCTCTCTATGCGTTGCTTCTGGGTGCCTTATTCTTGCAGTCATTTGTTTAAATACATCTTTCTTTTGCATGAATGGCTCATCAATCCCACCCCATGCAAGATTAGCTCCTTTGAGGCTATCGGGCTTTTCGCCAGATCCAATCCAAATATGTCCATTCCAATTCTTAATATGAAATCTGTGCCTTGTCTCATGGTATGTATAATTGATTCCAGAACGAATCATGATCTCTTTTAATGACATTACAATAGTCTTGTCTGCCATTGGGTAACTTGGCGATACATACATTCCCGGTATTCCTGAATTGATATGTGAGTTGTATATTGATCTTATTGCTCCAATATGTGTCTTGCCACTACCATATCCACCTACTAATAGTTTGTAATAATTTGGTAAATCCCACCATTTCGCTTGTGCAGGTAGAAAACTTGATTTCTTTATTTTGAACTTCACTCAATTATAAGCTCATCGTGAATTTCTTGCGTTTGGACTCTTTCTAATGCTTTACCCTCTGTTCTGTCAGATACCCAGTCCCTTGCGGATTTATCGCCTTTAGTTGCCTGACTCCAAGCCTTCTCCACCATAGCATCATAGAATGTTTTTCTACTTACGGGATCCAATTCTTTTCCCTTTGCTCTTATAATATCTGGTATGCAGAATTCTTTCTTAGGTCTACCTGGAGACATCTTATTCCCCTTCTTAAATGGTCTACCTATGACCTTTTTCTGCGTTTTTTCTGCGTTTTTATCGCTTTTAGACATCTATATTCACTAACGCCATCATTAAGGCTTTATTTAATTGCTCAAATAAGTCTTTTACTTTGTGAGTATCAATCTCGTATACATCAAATTCAAGCCTCCAGTTTCCTGTGCTTTTAAGATTCTTGATTCCTACAAGCTCGACTGTTATTGTTGATTCTTTCAAATAGTAACCGGTTAAGATTTGATATTGCTTTCCTGTCTTTCGCCCTGTTTCAATAGTTCTATGGCGAGTAGGGTAGCAATTAACCCCTTCATAATAGGGGCATTGTGTAAGGGTGTTTTGGTGTGTTATATAGTGGGATTATGTGATCAAATCCCTGTAAGTATTTATATTATTATACTTATTTTTTTTATATATTATCTATTTCGTAAGGGTTGAGTCTTGAAATAATGCTTAATTCGTAAGGGTATTTATTGTATGTGCGAGTAAATCTGTTGCTTTGTCAAGATGTTCTTTTACGGTCATTTTGTTTAAATCAAAATCATCACCAATTTGTTCTAATGAGCCTCTTGAAAAATAGTATTTAGCCATAAATATTTCTTTTTG